TAACGGCCAATCACACCATCGGGAGGGTGTATCAAATTACCTGCAAATGTTTATAAGTGAAGATTATCTCGGATACGCCGTAGCGTACAATCGGGAAACCTCCTCTGTAACCTTCTGGTGTTCAGGGTGACTCACATTGAAATATGCGCCCTTGGTATCCCCCATGATTGTAGCGATTTTGGCCAACGCCTCTTCCCTACTGAGGATCACGCCGCCCTCGCCAGTGATCTTTGATTCCAGAAATTCTTTTCCAATGTCGGCCATCCACTTAACCATAGCCGGATGATTTCCGAGGCCGGTAGAATTGAGGATTTCCTTGATCTCGGGCGGAGCAAGTTCATCAACTGCGCGAACTGCAATCGCCACGTTCTTGTCGTAGTCTTCCTTCCAATCCTCCTTGAGCGCCTTCGTGCCCTGCTCAAGAGTTGCGATTACTCTATCGCCACCTTCGATCTGCTTGCCCATATAAAAATCCATCAAGCCATTGGCCTGTTTCGGAGTTAAACCAAATTTATGGGCAACGCCAGAATATTCTTTTACAATGTTTTCGTCCCAAACCACTCCCTGTGGAAGTTTATCTGGTTTCTTAAATGCGTATTTATCAGGAGATTCCGGTCTTCCAAGTTTGCCGTGAAACGCATTCCACTCTTCCGGCGTGGCATCGTCTTTAGGAACACGCAAAGACGAGCCGATCATCTTCTGACCTTCCACTGTACTCTTGATCAATCCAACGGGAACCGGAATTAACTGTTCCCCATCGCCTGGCTTATACACCTCCAGGGATTTCTCTGCCTTCAGATCTTCGGGTAACGCATCTCGCCATTCAGCCATAATTAATCTTCCTCCTGTTCGGAATTGTCTGCCTCGGTAGTTTTTGGATTTGCCGAAACAGATTCACGATACTTTCGGTCCGTGGCCAACTTGATTTGATGCAGGATGTGAAGATAGACTTCACGTTGGCCTTCTTTTCTGGAAGTCTCGAAGGGATCACCCTTCACATACGAAAGGCGATCTCCATACGCGGCCCTCAGATCCTCAAGCACGCGCTTGCCTTCTCCCGTGGAGAAGGTAAAAACGTAATCATTAGCCCTTTCGAGAAGAGCATATTTTTTGGTCACATGACCTCCTTATTTTGTAGGTGCCCCCATCATCGGAGTACCCCCACTCGCCGGTACATTTCCTTGACCTACCATTTGAAGCACAGGGGCAGCCTTGCCAGCCGCATCCGCCATACTTGAGATCTCTTCGAGTTGCGCCTTTTTCGCTATCTCCTCGTTTCGCTTATTCCTAATTACCTGAACGGCAGCTTCACTTCTGACACAATCACTCGGAACACCGGCCACGGTCGCAACCTTTCGGGCCACGGCATCCGTATCGATGATGTCCAAAACCTCGGGATTTACGTTGGCCATGGGTGCCATGGTGTCGTTGAACTTTTGAATTGCCATCAACTCCTGACTTCGTTGTGCCCTCGCCAATGGCCCTTCATATTCAATGTCAATGAAACCGTGTTTTCTCTTCGCAAACTCAACAATGCTTTGCGGTGGACGAGGGAACGCACCCGACCGGAGCATCATGTTAAAACATCGTTCGATAATTGGATTCAAAAATTCAGATTCCAAACGCCCAAGTGTTGGCCCGAGGAGTCTCTGCATCAACTCATACCGCACATAAACCTCAGTCGCGGTCATCTGCGGACCTTCCTGAAGTTGGAGTTGATCCGAATAAAAAATCTCACGAATGGATTTTCTGAGTTCCTCTTCCTTGATCGAGGCGATGTCGAATCGACTATCGAGTTTCAGGGCTTCGAGTGCGTTCATGTCGCGGACGATGGTTACGCCACCGGCCACCAATCTGGTACTTCCAACAACGCCGTCATCAAGTTGCTTTACTGGAGGATCGATCGCTTTGGCCCATGCCTTGAGGCCGAGTTCCTTTGCCTTGTTCAACGTCCTGATGTCGGGAAGTGCAGTCATGCCTGGTCCACGCCCATACTTTTCTCCAGATGATTTCAACCAACGCGGAACAGCAAACGGAAATTCATCATATCCGCCTTCTTCGACAATCTTCTTTTCTTTTACAGAAAGATAATATGAGGCGAAGGGTTTATTGATAGACCGTTTGGATCTCCTGTCTCTTTTTTCCCTGGGGAATACCCCGTGCAAAAATTCAAAAATTTCATCAGGCTTATTATCGCTATAAGCCTTCACAACCTTTTCGCCTGCCTTATTGCCCCATTTACCAAGGGCAGCCTGGGCAGAAAGTTCGATCTTTCTAAAAAGTGTATTGACTCTTCCCTCATGGTCCTCGTCGATCACATACTCATTAAGACCAAGAGCCTTAAACAAAAATCCATTGAACGTGGAATAACCGAGGTCTCTTTCCTCTGTGTAAATACATCCGGTGCTCAGGGCACCGAGGTCCAAATAAACCTCGTGGACTTCCGAATAAAAATTCGATTGCCGGAATGCACGGGTCATTTCCCTTGCACAAAGTTCGAGCCATTTGTTCGCTTCGTTGTCTTTTTCGAGATCCAATCCGCCGATAGCAAGGTTGTACCACTGAATGGATTGGCTGGTCAGAGTACCGTTCATTGAAGCAGCCAGCAATTCATTGGCGTGGATTGCGGCAGAATCAAAAAGTTTTGTCGTGGTCTTGGTTCCAGGCGTAACTTTGGAAGTGAATCCAGTTTTTCTCGGGATGATATAATCCGCGAGTTCCTGCCAGATCTCTCTCCAATTATTCTGCGCCGTGTAAAGCCGATCATACTGACCCAATAAAGTAGTAACAGTGTCCATCGCCCTGTCCTCGCTTAATCGCCTATGTCTGCCTGCCAAAAACCAGCACCCTGCTTAATCCTTGCTTCTCCGGCAGTTTTCGCCTCACCGCCGGTAAGGATCGTTTTCTTGGGTTTTTGCTTACCTTTTTGACTCGGAAGTTTGCCGGAATTTTCCATAGCGTAGAAAATTCCATCAGCCTTTTCCTTAGAATATTCTTTGTGTAAATTTGCCCAAAGATCCATGTCTTCTTTTTTAATAGGCATTTCTCAACCTCCTTACATCCCAAGCAGGGCCTTGCCCTTGGTCATACCGAGGTCACCCTGCGGTCCTGTCAGAATTGTGGATTGTCTCCCCCTGCGTTTTCTTGCCACTTCCCTGGCCTTGGCCGCAGCGTCCTGGGCTGCCTGATCTGTCTTTTCAACAGGAGGCGGTTCAGGAATAGAGGGGGCCTTGGGGATAAACCGGACCATTGCGGGCAACTGGCCCCGTTCGATTTCGCTTAAAAATGGATTCCACATTAGAGTCTCTCCTTTGACCGGTGCCACACACCGTTCTCTTCGATTAAATATCGCGCCCCGCTCGGGAGTTGGGCAAACCCTATAAAGGTATGCCCATCTCTCACGAGTGGAGAATCAAATTTTCCCGAAATCTCTTGGCCAAGATATTGGTCAAGATCCTTCATACAAATAGTTTCACCGACCTTGGGGGCAAGTATATCCATTGTTGTTACACCATAGTTAAATGGAAATACCGGCTTTGCCAGCGATGTTGCTTTTCTTATTGAATTTGCCCATTTTATGCAGAGGTTGAAAAAGATTCTCTGTTAAAAAACTGAGGGCCTCTTCGTTGGGAACTTCCCCCCCATAAATCAACATTCCACCGTAGAATGCCCTGCCTATAAAACTATTGTTCTCGGGCGAGTATTCCAATACCATCATGGTGTCGGGATCAATTCTGACAAAGTAGAAATGGTTTGTTGCAGGGTCAAAGGCAAAAATGGTCTGCCCAGGAATACCCTCTAATTCGTATTCACAGATCCATTCATTTGTGCCCAGGTTTTCATTGGGAAAACCGCCCTTGGCCAATTCCATGGCAACCTGAAGATCAGTGCTTACCTTCGCAGGTTCGTTTGCCTTGACCTGGAGACCGGCGCATCCTGATAACAAGAAAAGAACGCAAATACTGATGACCACCAAACTCACCATCCAATTCCACCGTTTCATTTTTTGTCCTCCTGTTTTAATAGTTGTACGGATCAAACTCTGTCTCTGCCATTGTGGGGTTGTCATAGTTAAACGGATCGAATGCGATCACCGCCCTGACTGCAACCGTTGGGGCAGAAGAACTCATTCGACAACCCACGGCAAATGTCCTAAACGCGTCCGCGTAATGACTCGACCAATCGTGGACCGGAGTGTTACTAAAACACTCTTTTACTTCGTCATATTCTTTATGATAATTGCGAAGTGCATCGAGACCGTCTTCGCACTTGCCACGGTCAAACCAACAACGGGGAATCGCTCTTCGAGTCGCATCGATGCCATCATCGAGATCTAATTTGTTTGTTACTTTAAATCTGATCCCGAGTGCCGCAGCCGCCTGAATCCTCGCTTTGCCGGAACCGAATTCTCGCACTCTGATGTCGTGAGGCGCCCAATGTTCTCCGTACACGTAGGGCCGTGTTTGGAGTTCTCTGATCCAGAAGGGCAATCCTTCTCCGGTTCCCGCAATGGCCTCAATAACGCGAACCTCGTTGTGGATATGTTGAGTGAACCAAATGGCCGTGTCATCACCAACCCCAAGATCCCACCAGGTATTAACGGGAAGGGAAGGCTCCCATGGGACATTGGTGATTCGATTTTCTCTATCGGCAATGTCAAGGAGTTTTCCGAAGTACGTGCCTTCGACTGATCCCGTGAATGAGCAGTAATATTCTTGTTGGATTGTTTCCTCATCCATGCCCTCTTTACGTTCCTGATCAACACTCTCTTCAGTGATGACCGGAGTACCGTCTTCCCTCTTGGTATCTCGGATCGTCAAGAGTTGGGTAAACCAAAACCCAGGCATCTTTCGAGCCATATCGTACAATCGCCACCCATGGTTTTTTCCACGAGGCGTGTAAATAAACACGGCCCATCCGCCATTCTCTTTGAGAATCGGCGAAATCAATTTCCATGCTCTCGGGTTCTGAAGACTGTATTCAGAAAAAACACAACCCACGGGGTTCGTCCCCACGATATTGTCGATCTTGTCTGTACCGATGATCTGAAAAAGAGAACCGTTCTTCAGAGTCACCTGCATCTCTGCCTCGTTTCTATCTTCAACCAACGAAGGCGGAAAATGATTAATGTACCGTTTGCCCTTATCGTCGATACCGTCCCACAAAATCTTACGGCCCTGGTTGAAGGTAGGGAAAAAATAATAATACATCCCAACTCGACCCACCGGATTTCCGGCCCAGGGCACCATGGACTTGATCATAAAATTAAGGGCAGTCTTATCCTTGCCGGATCTTCGGTGCCATACCAACGCAGCGCGCTTGATTCCGTTATCGAGTCCAGACAGCACTGGCAACTGATAATCACGGGGAGTGTAATTATACGGAATCGTCACAATTCCATTCTCCGGTGGTTTGGGTGGTGCCGCCTGTTTCCGTCGTGGCATTATTCTCTCTCGCAGTAGAAATCAACCTTGTCCGTACCACCTGTACCCGTTGGGGCGGTGCTCATCAGCACGGTGACTGATCCGCCACGTTCCAGCACGATCTTCTTGGTGTCGTCAAGAGTGAACGCAGCATCAGCGAGCGAGGCTTTTGAATACATCGTGTTTCCAGCGCGATCTTTTACGGTCACGGTCCTGGTCGCATTAGCCACGGAATCAAAAGCAGTGAATCCCATAATCACCGCAATGTGGTCTCCGGTCTCCACTCCAAACGTCACGGTCTTGGTAGTATCGCCAGATGCAAACGTAAGTTCCTCATGGATCTTTTTCATCTTAATGTTTCCCCTTCATGGATTTTTTACTTGCCTTCAGGGGATCAACAAACCCCTGCTTCTTAATTTCTTTCTGGAGGTGAGTCGCCATCGGACAATTTCCAATTCGCCACTTCGAGGTCGGATCGAGATATGTGCCACAAAACAAAACTTCAACCTCGCCGGTGAGCATCACCATTTGGGTGATAGTCTTTCCACAGCCGTAACATTTTTCAACGATGGGTTGACGATCCACGGGGTCTCCTTTAAATTGACCGCCCCGACTGAACCCCATGGGTTCTTGATCGCCAGGGCGGAACCTTTTGTACGAATCTCTTGCCGAGGGTTGTATTCCCCCTGAGATTCGACCTGCTTGGCGGTGCGAGTACGTCTACCCGTGATCCACCGTTACACAGGATTTTCTCTTGACCGGCGTGTCACTCAGTTTAGATAAAACTGAATTACTCGACTTACGGTACTGAAATTACGTTGTGATAAAGGTTTCAAAATTCGCTGCTGTCTTTCCGTACAGAACCAGCAATTCGAGGAATAAAGGATCTTCCTTGTAGGTATCCTTCAATTCAACCTTTCTCATGTCGCTGATTTCCTGTGTCGTGTGCGCTGCCATCGACCTTACCTCCTTTTAAGTTTGTATATACGTTTCACCATGGGCATGGGAATCGTAATCACCTGCCTCAAGGTGTCGCTACGGGACTTTTTCTGAATGTGAATGTCCTGAGCCACGGTGATGCACTTCTTAGTCCTCTCGACCATGAACCCTATCGAGTAAGTGAGTAAACCCGAGAACCCCTCCTCATCCAGTTCATAGGGGCCTTCAGCACCGCAGGCATCCATCCATTCAACAATCACCGGACAATTCTTCACGACTGCCCCCTCTTTCTGGCGGCCCCAACGGGATTTGAACCCGTGTTACTGCCGTGACAGGGCAGCGTGCTCGGCCTCTGCACCATGGAGCCAGGTCTTTAACTTAGAATTGCATTTATAAGTCTTCTTGCCTGCCAGGGTCGAGATCCCCTCATCACCAGGAGCCCTAACCATGACTTGGTTATTGAACTGGCATTCGTTCTTACATCCGGCACATCCGTGGGGAAGTGCCAAACCTGGTCCTAACCTGCCTCGTTTCGACACGTGACCCCCCTCTTGCTATCTCCCCCTGGGAAACAATTAATGTGTTTCCCTTTACAGTTAGTTTTTTCTTTCAAGAGAAAAAACGTATATCCCTTTATTAATCAGATCTTTTTAATCAGATCTTTTCTTTAAGAAAGAAAAGATCTTCTTAAAAAGATCTTTGTTTATATATAAACATGTTTATTAGGAGTGTTCTTTCCATGCAGATCTTCGCTCGGTGCTCCCGTGCTCGCTTTGCTGCGCTCGGTCGCTGTCCCTCGCTGCATTGACCATGCAGCACACTTCTCGGTGCCTCACTGATGAGGTGGGGTAGGGGGGGGAGTGCAGGATGAGGACCACATCCAGAGCACGATCAGAATGATCAACAGGGATGAACCCATGAGTACCTCAAAAACACCCCCGTTTTACCCCTCAAACTGACGATTCCAGGGGGGTAGGGGTTGTAACAGGTGTAGTTACCCTGGCAAAACAGGAATAGGGGCCTTAAACGGGCTGTGGTATGAAAATGGGGTGGCCGGTGGAACTTGCCTCCACTAACGTAGTGGGCCACAACCGTACCCCGCGTCTTCTTTGGGTTCGGCCACACTGATTTGAGAGGGTGATGGATGTACCGCCCATCTGCTTTATCGGACTGACTACCCGACACTCCCAAAGGACTTTATAGCCGGACATGCCGGAAGATCCACCCGAGACACTTAAAGGCTGAACCGATAAGTGCTGCCCACATGATGATCAAAACGATTCCGGTCATAATTCCACCTCGATGAGAATTGTAACACGAGGCGTTGCAAATGTCAAGGGGCAAAATTCTGAAGGGCTGAAAAGTGGTGCCATCACACTGCTACCTTACCAAACGCACATTTACTCGCGCGTTTTTGGGGGTGCCCCCCCCTCTTCGATTCCTGGCGGTCGAGTCCGCGTCGAGGTCCGGTCCCTCGGGTATGTAACCCCAAGGTCGAGCCAATGAAATCAATGGGTTACACCTCATCCGTGACAGGAACGTGACAACTCTCTTTGATTTTGCCGCGTTCAACGGCGATCTTACCATAGTTCACTATCTGGTAGGTGATCCCATCAATAGCAGTGCCGAGGTCTGTAACCTGCTTCTTTGCGAACCTCAACTCTTTTAATAGTTCTGCGTACTTAGCACGCGTGGAATAGTCGGGGTAACTCGGCTCTTTGCACAATTTACCCTGGTAAGTGACCAATTTGGTCACATTTGCGTCGAGACCTTCTTTTATCTTCTTAAAAAGGTGCTGCTCGGTGAGTCCTTGCACCTCCATAAGCATCTCGCTTGTAATGC